TTGAATTGAACACCGCCGCTAAAGACGCTCCATCGTAATTCCCCACAGGAATTGTGAAGGAATGTGTTGTTCCCAATACGTCCTCATACTGGAAAGTTTGATTCGTTTCACATATCAAAAGCTGTGAGGTAGGGATACGAGCAGAAACTAACTTAATTTGAGACACGTCATATATAGCATCGTCTAGGGTCACGGAGTAATCATTCGGATTCGCGTGGAGAGTCGGGTCCCTCTGACTACTGTCGATCGTAAAGTTATGAACCTTCATTAAAATATAGGTACAATATTTTAATGAGTGTTTTTGTTTGATTCTAAATCCTCTACTGGTAAAGTTGATGCGCGAGGGGGTTGTTCTGGAGCTGTCTCTTGGCGATCCCCAGATTGTTGACATGGGGGTTTCCTTGCCCCTTGTAAGCGTTGAACTGGTGGTAGGGCTTTTGCTGGTAGTTTTGGGTCCACCCACCGTTAGCTGCATTGATACGTCCATCTATGCGACTGGTGTCACTCCTCACAGCTGTAATTGCCCCACCCTGCTTTAGGGCACTCTCACGAACGTTCATGCGTCCAGCGTTACCCATGCGGTTGGGATTACCACGCTTATCTTCAGGGCGGAAACCGTACTTCATGAGTTGCTCGTTATTCTTCACATTGATTTGAGCAGCGGCAGTGTTTGTATAACCACCATTGAAATTAGTGATCCCTGGAGCTGGTTGATTACCGTACATGAACTGTGCATCATTGTTATCACCCTTGAAACGTGTCGGATCTTGGGCCTGCGTTGAGGCGGAAATGACACGCTTAGCGCCGTTAAATCCCAAATTGTCACCCCGATACCCTGTTTCTGAACGGTTAGTGGTTTTCTTCGTTCTCTCATGCTCGTTACGGGGGACCACTCCTGTCATACCCTGGGCCCGACCAGGCATGTTGGGAAGACGAGAGGGCATGTGGGCGGTGGTTGCCGGTTTGTTGTGGGTAAGTTGACCAACGACAGCACCCCGACCACCCGTGATATCACCGGCGGGACCGGTACGTCCTGGAAGTGTGGTTAATTTGTATTCACCAACATTGACAGGGTTGACACGTAACATCTGTTGAAAGCCACCTGTCGAAGCAACATTAGGTCCGATACCCAAACCCGGGCCGACCAACTCCTTCTCTACGGGGGACAGGTTATTCATCTTTCCGTGATCGTGCATCCGATTTCTCATATCCATCACTTCCTGACCACTTGAACGAGATTGTTGGGCAATATCAGCAAATCCTGACATTTCTCGTTTATGGGTAACATTGACCGGTGGGTCGAAGTTATCTTCTTCGACCGTGTTGGGTTCATTCATAACTCGGGGTTCGGTAGTAACTTTGGGGGGTTGAGATTTAGTGCTCAAGTTACGACCAGCGTATATAAGACCCGCTACAGCCATAAGCGAAATGGGATCAGCCATTCTTACTTTTTGTTAACATTTTTATTAAGATACCTTTGCTGGAACAAACCATTCTGAAGTTCCGCGCGAGTGCTAGCCGGTTCATACTGCATTGTCTTCAGTGGCAGTTTGCATTCAACATTATTGAGGGGGAAATAATTCTTGTCATACGTTTGGACTACGTGTTTGTTGAAACGAGATGTACTCTGGGGACGAAGCCTGTCACTGACATCTATGTGCTGAGCCGGGGAACCCTTACCAGCCTTGTAAGGTGCAGTCCCGTACAACATCGTGTTAGGTCGGCTCGAACCATTGTTCGCCGGTCCACTGGGCTGAGGATAAACGAAAACCTCTTCAGTAGCCTTAGCACTGGGGAGAGCACCACTATTTTGAACGATGGAAAGACCAGGTTGGAGCTGATACGCCATTTATTAATACGTGAGATTATTTATCTACCACTCCTCTTATCTCCATCCCCACCAAGACCCGCGAACGATTCTGATTGCACACCCCTAGCATTTGGATCACATTGGGACGGATCACTCCTACACATCGGACCATTCTTCGCCCCGTATAACCATTCAGCAAACTCAGTCTGCCCCCCTGGGATTTTAGAAACAGGCATAGTCACAAACTGTCGTTCCATTGCATTGCGAAGATACTTGGGCATTGAAGTCCTAGAGCGACCACTGTCATACGGAATGCGGTCACTTGTATATCTCTGAACTTGGGGTTTCACAGAAGGGTAGTAACACGCTTCAAGTCGATTAGGGGCTTGGCTATAATCCGTCATCAACACGTTACCCATGGGGTTGTCCATAGTCGGTCTCTGACACGAGCTTTGTTCAGGGGATCCCATGTGCCCCTCTCTCACCATTTTTGATTTATAAAGAACATAGATAGTCCCCAATAAAGTTCCCCCCAATATAAAGACACGGGGGTCACGTCTAATTAAATATAAAAGTGTAGAAGCGTAAACGATGAACCTAGAGGCAGCGTTAATTCTTTCCTCTGGGGACTGTTCACCATTTGGCCAGAATTGTAAAAAGTTTTTTTCATCAACGAGTTGGCGAGGATCATCGAACCAAACCTTCATTTATATATACTCAGGTTTAATTTTTTGGTCCCAAACCACCGAGCATACTACCCATCATTTTCATTAGGGCATCTTCATTTAATTCACCACCCTCATCCTGTAACTGAGACGCCACACCCTGTGCGAGTGCCTCGATTTGGGCCATCTTGTCAGGGGGGAGGGCAGTGATAGTGGTTCCAAGCATGTACAGAGTCTGGAGATATTGCCAAGTGGCATCCTTCGTGTTTTGGGACATTTTCTCCCAGTAGGAAGCGAGATCCAAATCTTTTAGGAAATCAATGTTGGAACACTCCACGAGGAGGAATTTATCATTCTTCGACGAGATTTGATCAGCGTAAGGGGACACCCCTTGCATAAAACCATCCACAACTAGACGAGGGTTACTCGACTTTAAAACATCGAAAGATGTAAGCATTTTTTTTATTCCTTTTTCTTCGGGAAATGTTTTGTGCAGTTCCACAAGAAATTGACCCATCATGTCGTTAAACGCAGAGACAGATGCCATTTTATTAATTAAGTATTCTAATCTTTAAGTCTAGAAAGGCTCACTTGAAATAACTTCACGTTTGCCAATCCCACCAGAGACGATAAAGAATACGAGTATGGCATTCAATGTCGCCGGTTTTGTGTATTTGTTCAATTCTAATTTACCCTCGTTATTGAGGTACGCTTTAAGATGAATGTAACCAGCTGTTAATCCGGCACCGATTAAAGCCGCGCTTACAGGGTCTCTGAGATAATTGGAGAGGTCTTCCATTTAATTATACCTGGGATTTTTTATACGACGCTCTGGTGCATCACCAAATAGAACTCCCTCATCTTGACTGGGTGTGGGTGGCTCCTGATATTCCTCACCCTCGGGTTCGAGCTCGGTACTGGTGGGCTCTTGCATCGGTTCTGGTTGAAATTCCGGGATTGCCTGAACACCTGGTACAGTCTTAAATTCGTTTTCGAGACCTGTGGGTTGGAGTTCTGACATGGGTTCCTGTGCCACCTCTTCGGTTGGTTCTGCTTCAGGGATCTGTTCAGTCTCTTCTTCTGGGAACTCACCCTCATCTAACACATCAGGGTCGGCGGCATCTTGAACATCCCCGTCAAGTGAAATATCACGCGTATCTTGGGACATGTATGTTTGGAGGATCTGTTGAACTGGGATCAACTCCTTCACTGTATTTTCGATACAAGTGGAGAACCGTTTAGTCAAATTTTCATCACGAATATATTCACTTTGCTCCTCATGTAAGACGTATGGATCCTTGTATAGATCACGCGCGGCGTTGTTGTAACACGTTTGAATGAAGACCTCTTCTGTTGGCAGTTTGAGTGAAATCTTCTTGTTGTCAGCCTTGAGACGAACAGCGGAGAGAATCTTCGTGCACGCTACAAAGACAGCAGCCAATAGATCATTAAACCAAGAACACCGTCCTGTGATGTTATCACTATGTTTCTTCGACATAGCGTTTGACCAGTTTGGTACCTCCTTCAACAATTTTTGGAACATGATTAACACTTGCTTCCCTTTAGAAGTCTTAATCGACTCGTTATACATTTCCTGAAAAACTTCAATCATCGCGGGTGTCATTATGAGACACAGTTGCCCCAAGTACTCCTTTTTGGCTTCGACCAACACATTCAAATTGTCAGACATTATATAGTATCCTAATATAATTTAAACTTTAAGTCTCTCGCAGAGTCATCTGTATTTATTTGCCATCTTTTTGAGATTCATCA